AATAGGTATTGCATTGGAAGATCAATCTACAACAGGAAACACCTTTGATTTTGTCGCTCTAAAGATGTAATTATGCGTCGAGTTAAGTATGTAATTAGATTAAGAGAAAAATTTCCAGAGTTAACGCTGCCAGAGATAGCTAAGAAAGCAAACACCAGCGTAGAAAACGTGTGGCAGATGCTTAAACGTAGAAATCTCCCTACCAGAGCTGTGCGTGAGCCTAAGCCCAAAGTTAGGAAACCTAGACGTAGGTGGTGTAAAATCTGTGGTAAGATTGTAGTTTCTCCTAAAGGAGCGGGAGCAGCAGTTCATCCCGGAGCTTGCGCTTTCCAGCACTACTATGTTAAACTAGTATGTGAGTGGTGTCGAACCCCCTTTTATCGTAAGCGGGCCGTCCAAGACTACCGCATTAGACAAGGTAAACAAAAAACATATTGTAGCATAGAGTGTTTTAAGAAGTATAGGAGTTTCCATAGTGCAAATAAACGATGAATTAATACTACAGTGGGAGCCTAAAGTACAGAAGATGGCTTCATCTGTAGTAATTAACGGCCTAGAAAGAGCAGATTTAGCACAAGAACTACGATTATCTATCTGTAAATCAGCATCTAAGTATAATCCAGAGCTTAATGTATCTTTTCATACATATCTACACACAAGTATGGTAAATACTATACGAACTCTTTTAACTAAAGCTAAAAATAAGAATAAAACTGCAATAACTTTAGTTAACTTATCAAATGATGATGAAAAATCTATAAATCTTGACAATTTTATGGTAGATTCTCGTGAATACATCGAAGAATCTAATATATTAAATGATTTAGAGACCTTAAACTTTACAAATGAGGAAATATCCTTTATTAAACTACGATTATATGGGTATACTAATAATGAGATCTCTATAAAACTAGGAATTTCTAATTCTCATAAGTTGTTAGGTCAAGTAAAAGAGAAGATGCTACAGTATTATGTCAACTCCCCGAAAATACAACTTAAATTCTAATAAAGCTTTTATCGAATACACCGCTTTATTTCAGAAATACACAGGGATTCCCTATGAAGTGCATACTTACATAGGTAGGGAGAATAGTGCTCTTAAAGAGGTAATAGATGCCCATGGATACTATCCTGTCTTATGTGCTATGCTTGAATGCCTGAAGGCTGAGGGAGAGAAAGCCGTTATCATGTATGCTACGGCGAGGGTTCCTCACTACCTTAAGAGTTGTAAGTATCCCGATCTGTACTGGAAGGTCTTGACAAGTGATAACCCTGATGATAAGGTACTATGGCGAGAGTTACTGAGGCTGGAGACGAAGTGGTTTCCTAAAGCCTCTGATAAAATTCGTTATCAAGAAATAGTTACTTTATTAGAAGGGCCAAAAAATGAAAAACCCGTCCCCAATAGATTATTTTAATCTATCCCTTCGCAGGGCACCCGAAGGAAAATTCAAAGTGGTTGCCTTTAATAACGACGCTAGAAAAGCGTGGAGTTATGGAGTCTATGATTCGTTCTCATCAGCCAAAGACGTAGTTGACGAGGTGTCTGATGAGGGTGTACGCTTATATGTACACAACGACGTAGGTAGAATCATGTATCCTTCAGCAAAGTAGGAGTCTTATGGACAGTAATAACTTTAGTTTTATTGAATCCGCACTAGTCTTATCTCTCTGTGATCCAGTTAATTACAAGAGATTTAGGTTTCCTATTAAGAATTTTGCGGTTCACGGTGAGGCTGTTCAGTTTATTAACTCCTACCATGACCAGTACAAGGAGTTTCCTGAGCACTCAGTACTTATAGAAAAATTTCCTAAGCTTCGTAAAGATGCGCTAACCGTTAGCTTTGACTACGCTCAGGATGAATTTAAGAAGCAAATTATGTTTAGGGAAGTCGTACAGACTTTTGCGTCTAACAAGGAGCTTCTTACAGAGAATCCCAAAACTGCTCTTGGTCGAATCACTAATCAGTTGCAGGATATTGAAGTTGTATACGATGATGATGTATTCCACTATGACAGTGGTGCTTTGAGTCGTTATGAGGAATGGCAAGCCCGTAGTAAGAAACGCAAGATGGGTGATGGCTTAATTGGTATTAAGACCCCATTCAAAGCTATTAATAGTACAGGTATGGGTTGGCAACCGGGAGACCTTATCTCAGCGTTCGCTAGACCGACAGTAGGTAAAACGTGGCTGTGTATTAAGACAGCAGCTACAGCTATTATGGAAGGACACCGCACGCTGTTAATTTCAACAGAGATGTCTAAGCGGTCTATTGAGATGCGTCTAGACGTAGTACTGGCTAACATGATGGGTTATAGTCTATCTCACAGGGCTATCCGAACAGGACAACCTATAGATGAAGACCACTACAAAGAGTTTCTAGAGTCCTCTAATTCTAAGAGGCTTTTAATATGCGATCACATTAACGGTGAGGATAGTATCTCTTTAAGTAGCATTGCTAACTTAATTAGGAAATATTCTCCGGACATAACGGTGATTGATGGTGTGTACCTGATATCAACGGCAGATTCTAGGAAGGCCGCATGGGAACAGAGCCATAGTCTGTTCTACGGTCTTAAGAACTTTGCGTTGGCTCAGAATACTGCTATCATGGTTTCAACACAGGCTACAAGGGATGCGGGAGCAAATATGTTCTCGCCCCCTAGAGCAGATCAGGTGGCATTTGGTGATGCTCTGATTCGGGCTTCTGATGTAGCACTTTCTATGTGTATGGTCGAAGATTTCGACGATAGGCGAGAAGTGCAATTTCAGAAGTATCGAGATGGAGACTTGCCGGTCGATAACTGCACCTTTACGTGGAAAGTAGATTCGGGATTGATTGAAGAATTCGATCTAGGAATTTAGGAGCATAGTATGGGACTGTTAAGTTTTTTAAAGTCTGATGACACTGCAATTATTGTGAAGGAAGCCGCAAGTAAGGGACCGGGGAAACTCCCTATGTCTATTACGGTTGGTGACATTCGCAAGGGTCGTGTAGTAGACTCTAACGGTTACGTGAACGAAGTCGTTCTCTTTGTTAGGGCAAACAAGTCAGACCGTAAGTCGAGGGAATAATGATAGACTGGTCTTCAGTACTTCTCCAAATTGGAATCAAAGTACCGTTAGGTACAGAGCAATTTAACATGCTCTGTCCCTTTCATGAAGACACTCACAATTCCTGTTCTATCAACGTCCAAAAAGGTGTGTGGATTTGTTTCAGGGGGTGTGGTCAGGGAAGCCTAAAATCTTTCATACAAGAATATAGTGGATATTCAAGTGATAAGATTCAACAGCTTTTAGGTAACTACATGGCTGTCATAGACATAAATGTCTTTGACGATATTAAGGAACCATCTGACACACTCCCTGAAATAGAATTCCCTTTTAACCAAGAGTACGTACCCGATTGGATATTTGATAGAGGTTTTACTAAGCAAACGCTTCGACTGTGGAAAGCGGGGATTACAGCAGAGAATGGACTGGCTATACCTATATCAGATTTAAATAATCGCATTGTAGGATGGGCAGTACGTAGACAAACGGGGTTTCCAAAGTACCTTTACCCTAAAGGTTTTAAGAAATCAGCAGTTTTGTTCGGCGGTCATTTAATAGCTAAAGTTCCATTACTCTGTGTTGTAGAAGGTCCGCTTGATGCTTTATGGTTTACACAGCAAGGGTTTCCAGCCGTTGCGATCTTGGGTATGTCAATATCTAAGAAGCAGGTCGAGTTACTACAAGAGTTACCCGTAGGAGAAATCGCCCTATGTTTAGATTCTGATGAAGCTGGAAAAATTGGCATGGAAAAAGCCTTGACAGCTTTAGGACAGACTGTTAAAGTATCTCGTATAAATTTACCCACAGGCTACAAAGATATCCAAGAAATCAAGGATAAAGAGTTAGTTAGTCATGTGGTACAAAACAGAAATTATTGGTAGAGGAGCGAACATATGCCCGGAATTCGAGCAATAAACGACCGTAGTAACCGTACATCGTCAGAGCGTTCAGCCAGCAACAGTAACCGTAAAGACGTATTCTTTAAGGATGGCGATCAGGCTTTCATGATTCCTGTTGCCACAGGTGATGATAACGACCCTTACTTGGATGAGTTTTGGATGTACACCTTCCAAGACGGGAGTTCTTACAAGACCGTGATAGAGGGACCTAACGGTCCGATGGGAGCAATCCCTGAGGGAACTCGTCCTTCACACAAGTTTGCGTTTTGGGCGTATGTCACAGAGATCTTTCACTCATCCAATCCTAGGAACAATGACTACTGGCAGCTTGTTTCAGGTCCCGGAGGACAGAAGATGTTTAAGGAAGAGGTTAACGCCTTCCGTGTCGTAACCCTAAGCATGGGTCGAAGCAACTCACTATGGAACCAGCTTGTTGATGTGTACAGTGATTGGGGTAGTTTGAGCAAGGGTGTTATCAGGATTCGTCGCAAGGGAGAAAAACTAGATACCACCTACACGATTTCAGCCACTCCTAAGGAAGATTCTATTCCTGAGTCAATGTATGACGAGCTTAATGCTCTACCAAGCATTAAAGAATACATGCTTGATGTTTACTCAGAGAAGCCCAGCACAGAAACTGCAGAAGTTCCAGCGACTAAGGTGGCTCTAAAAGAAGACGATTTCGATTCCACTCCGTGGGATACAGAAGCTCTTCCCTTTTAAGAAACAATAGTGTATACTAGAGAGGCTCGTCGGAATACCAACGGCGAGCCTCTATTCTTAAGGAGGCATGTGTGATAGTTTTAGACCCTGTACAATACAGAACTGCAATCAGTATTCTGTCTAAACACTCTCAATGGGTAGTTGACTGTGAAACTAATGGGCTTGACCCATACTCATATAACCAGCTATGTGGGATTGGTATAGCTGTTCCTAACAATGCCTTTTATTTTCCTTTTAGGCATCAAAC